CTGGCGCTGTAATGCCCGGTCGTGGTGGCAAGTTTAAAGGAACAAAATAATGGCTGAAAGATCTGCATATTTAAACTCATTATTAGCACTTGAAGCTCTTTCTAGAGAGATGGAAACTTCTCCAGCAAGAAGACAAATGTTCAGGAATTTTTTTATTGATCCTGATGCTGAAATAGCATCTCAAAGGGCTGCTAGAAGAAAGAGCTACTTTGGCGCTAAAGCTAGAGGTATGAAAGATGGTGGTGTTGTTCGAGGTGCGGGTGCTGCTACGTCAGGCACTAAGTTTAAAGGAGTATTCTAATGAGCAATGAATTCAATGAGGCTTTATTAGAGCAGTTATTTGAAGAAGCATTAGAAATGGGCATGACAGATGATGCTGCCGCTAAGTTTGCTCGTAAGCGTTTTGAGGAAATGCCAGAGCCTGATTACAAGGCTGAAGGTGGTGTTATTAAGATGAAAAAGGGTGGCAAAGCTTTTCCTGATTTAACTGGCGATGGGAAAGTCACCAAAAAGGATATATTGCGTGGCAGAGGTGTTTCTGGTTTTAAGTATGGTGGTGTTGCCTCTAATGTTTCTCGTGGCGGTGGCGCTGCTTTGCGTGGCACTAAATTCACAGGAGTAAAGTGATGAGTGGTCCATTTAGAAAAAAAGGTCTTAGAGTTTTTGATAAAGGCTACAGGGCGGTTCCTAAAATGTTTCGTGGAACAATCATAGGTGATTTAATGGAAGAGATGATGGGGGTCAAAAAACCTTTTAAAAAACCTAAAAGAATGAAAAATGGTGGTGCTGTTTTAAAGGGTAGAGGAACCAAATTTAAGGGGACATTTTGATGAACGTTCAAGAGTTTAATAAAAAATTTAAAAAAGTTACCAAGTCAGATTATGATGATTTGCTTCCAGCATCAAAAAGAATGTTTGATGCTGCTAAAAGATTAGGTTTAATCGCTGCTGCTCCTAAAAGTGGAGGTATGCTTTCAAAAACTGGTACAGTGACTGTTTTTGACCCAACAACATATGAACGAGTGCCTAGAAAAGAATTACAAGTCAATATGTTCATGCCGTCTAGGGAAGAGAAATTTAAACCATATCCAGGTGATAAAAGATATGACCCTGACATAGGGCAAGCTATACCTACAAGAAGACCTATTTTAATGAGTGAGATAAAAAAAGCGGGTAAAAACTTTAAAAAAGGCGGTGCTGTTATGCCTAATAGGGGCGGTAATTTTAAGGGTACATTCTAATGCGATCTGACAAAGAAATCAGAATAATGGCTCAAAGGGACATTACTAATCTTACTAATGCTGAGTTTGATAGGCATCTAGTTATGGAAAGTGAAAAAGCGATGAAATCCAAGTCTCCTATGGGCAGGGGGTTTGGTGTGGCAACAAGAGGCAGTAAGTTTAAAGGAACATTTTAAAGACTATTCATCAAATTTGGAAAATATTGGTTATATTATTTGATGAAGTCTAAGTGGTTGGGTCATTTTGTATCATTGATAAGGTGAATTGCCCTTCGGCTTTATCAGCGCTCAGTAACCCTCACTTTGAGGCGCAATTCAATTTGACCCAACACCAATTAAGGGATTAAGGGGAACATAAAATGGCAGTAGAAAAAATACTTGGTGCAGGAGGGGATATTCCTATAGAAGCCATTGAGGAGATAGGAATAAGTGAGGAAGTTATTCCTGTTGACGCTAATATTCTTCAGTTTGAAGATGGTAGTGCTTTAATTGGTGGAGAAGAGGAAGAGCTATCTGTTCAGCTTCAAGACTTGCCTTATGATGCTAATTTAGCTGATTACATAGATGATGCAGAACTTGCTGTTATTTCCAGTGATTTAGTTGGTAGTATCGATGATGATTTTTCTTCTAGAAAAGAATGGGAAGATACTTATAAAAGAGGTATTGACCTTCTGGGGATGAAATATGAAGACCGTTCCCAGCCATTTGAGGGTGCTACAGGGGTTGTTCATCCATTATTGGCAGAAAGTGTAACACAGTTTCAGGCGCAAGCTTACAGGGAGCTTTTACCAGCAGGAGGGCCTGTTAGAACACAGATTATTGGTGCAGAGAATTCAGAGGTTGTAAAGCAGGCTGAACGCATCAAGAATTACATGAATTATCAAATAACATATGAGATGGAAGAGTATGATCCTGAATTAGATCAGATGTTGTTTTATCTTCCTATTATTGGCTCTACATTTAAAAAAGTTTATTTTGACCCATTATTACAGCGACCTGTTTCTAAGTTTGTTCATGCTGAAGATTTAGTTGTTCCATACACAGCAACTGATTTATTTAGCTGTTCTCGTGTTACTCACGTTGTAAAAATGAACAAGAATGAGATATTAAAGCTTCAGGTTTCTGGTTTTTACTCAGACGTTAATCTGCCAGGGGGCGGTTATGGTGCAGAGGACTACAGTGAGGTTCAGGAATCTATTAATGAGGTTGATGGTATACAGCCTTCAGGCTCCAATGAAGATGTTGTTTTGTATGAAGTTCACACAGATTTAGACCTTACTGGCTTTGAAGATTTGGATATGGAAGGTGAGCCTACAGGAATTAAACTTCCGTACATTGTTACCTTGATTGAGAAAAGTGGCAAAGTTTTGTCTGTTCGTAGAAACTACGACATAGAAAAGCCTTTGCAGAAAAAACAGTATTTTGTGCATTACAAATTTCTTCCAGGGTTAGGCTTCTACGGTTTTGGCTTAACTCACATGATTGGAAATTTAGCACAAGGAGCTACGAGTCTTTTAAGACAGTTGATAGACGCTGGAACTCTATCAAACCTCCCTGCTGGCTTTAAGGCTCGTGGCGCTCGTATTCGTGATGAGAATGAACCATTAAATCCTGGTGAATTTAGAGACATTGATGTGGCTGGTATGGATATACGTCAGGCTCTTATGGCATTGCCGTTTAAAGAGCCTTCACAGACGCTGTATTCGCTTCTAGGTACTTTAGTTGACTCTGGACGCAGATTTGCTTCTATGGCTGATATGAAAGTCGCTGAGATGGGTGGAGAGACACCTGTTGGCACGACTATGGCTATTATGGAGCGTGGCACTAAAGTTATGAGTGCTATTCACAAGCGTTTGCATTACTCACAGAAGCAAGAGTTTAAGCTTCTTGCTGGTTTGTTTGCTCGATTCACTCCTCCTTCATATATGTATGAGGTTCCGGGCGCCCCTCCAGAAATAAAAGCTACCGATTTTGATGGTAGGATTGATGTTATACCTGTATCAGACCCGAACATATTTTCTATGTCTCAGAGAATTGCATTGGCTCAGACTCAGTTGCAGTTAGTTCAAAGCAATCCAGATTTACATGGGGGTCAACAAGGTTTGTATCAGGCGTATAGAAAAATGTACGAAGCTTTAGGAGTAACAAATGTCGATTCAATACTTCCTGTCCCGCCTGAACCAGTTCCTGCTAACCCTGCAAAAGAAAATCAGGAAGCTATGCGAGGAAAGTCTTTACAGGTATTTGCAGATCAGAACCATAAAGCGCACATTGAGGCGCACTTGGCAATTATTGCAACGCCAGTGGCGCAAGCTAATGCGGCAATTGTAATGACACTACAAGGTCATATTCAAGAGCATATTGGATTTATGGCAGAGCAAATGGCTCAAGATGAAGTTATGGAAGGCATGGATCAAATGCAGGCTCAAATGATAGCCACAAATCCTGATTTACAAGCTCAAGTGGCAAATCAAGTTTCTTCCCGTGCTGCTGAATTAATTGGTGAATTAACTGAACAATATGCACAAGCTGTATCTCCTCCACCAGAACAAGACCCTCTTGTGTCCATTAGACAACAAGAGCTTGCTTTACGCGGTGCTGATATTCAAAGAAAAGCTGAAGAGTTTGAGCGTTCACAAGAGTTTGACAAAGAAAAAGAACGCAATGATAAACTACTTGCTCAACAGCGTTTAGATTTACAAGATGAGGCTCTTTCTGATAAAACTAGAGTTGCAGAAGAGCGAATTCAAACGCAGAGGGATATTGCTGCGGCAAACATAAGGAGTAGAGGATGAGTGCAAGTTCAATAAATCGACAAGTAGCCGCTGATATGAAGGCCAAAAAGCTGGAGAGAAGAGATGCCATTGAAAAAAGGAACAAGCCAGAAGACAGTAAGCTCGAACATCAGCAAATTAATGTCGGAGGGTTATCCGCAGAAACAAGCGATAGCGATATCCCTATCGTCATCGAAAAAACCGAAGCCAAGCCAAAAGCCAAAAAGAAAGCTTCAAGCAAAAAAAAGACAAGTGCAAAAAAAACGTGATGGCGGGGTGATAACGAAGTTTTCACGAATATCTAAACCACAAAGATTTGAGGGAATCTTTTAGTTACTTGAAATGAAGGGCTTTTTACCAAGGGGTTGGTAATGATTGATCCTATTTCAAGCATGGCACTCGCCTCATCCGCTTTCGCGACTTTAAAAAAAGGGGTGAGCATAGGCCGAGATCTTCATTCGATGGGAAAAAGTTTGTCTACTTGGATGTCTGCGGTATCTGATATTGACCGCGCCCATCACGAGGCTAAGAATCCTCCTATATTTAAAAAGCTGTTTTCTGGTAAATCTGTAGAGCAAGAAGCGATGGAATTGTTCACTCAAAAAAAACAGCTTGAGAACCAAAGAGATGAGCTTCGTAAATTAATTAGTTCTATGTGTGGGCCTTCTGCTTGGCAAGAACTGATCAAGATGGAAAGGGATATAAGACAACAAAGAAAAGAAACTATCTACAAGCAGCGTGAAGCTCGTAAGCATTTCGTAGAAGCTATAGCAATAATATTTCTAGTTATTGTTGTTGTAGGATTTGCGGTTGGTCTGTTGTGGCTATATGTGAATAGGAGTTCGTTTTGATACAAAAAAAATTAGAAAAAGGTTCAGAATATAATAAATATGATCTAGATGGGGATGGCATTGTGGATGATGATGAGTTAGCCGCAGCAGAAAAACTACATGAGATAGAAGCTGCCGAAAAACATGAAGCTGCAGAGCTTCGCAAAATGACAGCGCAAAGACGTATGGCTACTGCTGTTTTAGTATTTATGGCTCTTTATACATTGCTAATGTTTGCTCCATTTATTCCAGACTCTCGAATAAAATTATTAACAGATTTATCTAACTTGCTTTACATAACAGGAGGTACTATTGTAGGAGCATATATGGGTGTATCTGCTTGGATGTCTAAAAAATAATGTTTGAGCATTTATTTCTGTTGTTTGTTTTTACAGGATTAGAGCCTAATAAAAAGTTAGAAAGCCAAGATATGTATTTTAGAAACCTACATGAATGTACATATTTTGCTAGGGAATTGCATAAACAAGGCGAGACAATCACTGCATATTGCCTGCCAAAATATGTAAACATTGAAGCTGTAAAGGTATATTGATATGTTACAAGCATTGATAGGCCCAGTATCAGGGCTTTTAGATAAATTTATTGAAGATAAAGATCAGAAGAATGCCCTCGCCCACGAAATCGCCACACTCGCCACAAAACAAGCGCACGAAGCGCAACTCGCACAAGTCGAAGTTAACAAAGCAGAAGCTCAACACAGGTCAATATTTGTTGCTGGATGGCGCCCCTTTACAGGATGGGTCACTGCGTTCGCGCTTGCGTATCACTTTTGCCTTATGCCACTTATTCTTTTCGCAACTGCGATTGCTGGTATTGAAATACCTGAACTACCTAGCTTCGACATGGAAACCTTAACAACTATTCTTCTTGGAATGTTGGGTCTTGGTAGTATGCGTAGCTTTGAAAAGTTTAAAGGTTTAACAAAATAATGGATGCAGTAGCATTAACTGAACATATGCTAAAGAACATACGCGAGAAGAAGAGTGATTATTCTCAGATGCTTGCTGATGGTGCGGTAGAGGATTATTCAAACTACCGATTTATAGTAGGGCAAATACGCGGCTTGCAATATTGTGAAGATGAATTAACTGCCGCGATGAAAGGTGTCATAGAGGGATGACAAAGAAACTATTCGTGCCAGATAGAGTGGCTACGGCAAAGCTTCCTAAATCTATTGAAAAAGGATTTGAAGCTGAAGAAGATAAAAACTCCAAAAATCCAGAGGAATTTGACGGTTCTGTTATAGATAGACTGCCTCAACCAGTAGGTTACAGGCTTCTCGTTATTCCTTATTACATGAAATCCAAGACAAAAGGTGGTGTTTATATACCTGACGCTACTCGTGATCGTGAAAGCTTTGCTACAGTAGCGGCTTATGTTGTTCGGCTTGGTCCAGACGCATACAAAGACATTGATAAGTTTCCTTCAGGAGCTTGGTGTGGTGAGAAATCATGGGTGCTTATGGGTAGATATGCTGGCAACAGGTTCAAAGTGGATGGTCTTGAGGTTAGGCTCATAAATGACGATAATATTATCGGAACTATCCTTGACCCCGCAGATATATCTTATGTATAAATAATTAGGAGATTTTTATGGAAAATACTGAAAATCAAAATGCAGTAGAAGAAGAAATGACAACTGTTTCTTTAGAAGAGCCAGAAGTTAACACTTCAGATACTTCTGAAGAGTTGCAAACCAGAACAAATGTTCAGGATAATTCTGATGAATCTGATGAATCCGATCAAGAGTTAGATAATTATAACAGTTCTGTTCAGAAAAGAATCAATCAATTAACTGCTAAAAGAAAACAGGCTATTGAAGAAGCGGAGGCAGCTTATCAATATGCCAAACAAAAAGAAGCTGAAAACGAACAATTAAGAAAAAAATATGATGAGTTAAATACTGGTTATGTTGGCGAATATGGAACTCGCATTGAATCTCAAACAGCAGAAGCAAAGAGACTTGCAAAAGAAGCTTTTGACTTAGGTGATACGGATAAATTTTCTGAAGCTCAAGAGTTAATAGCTCGTTTAGCAATTGAAAAAGAGCGTTTAAGAATACAAAAGGCTAGAGTAGAAGAGCAAGAAGTTTCTGTGGAGCCCAAAGCCCCCGATGCTCAACCTCAGAAAGCTCAACGTCCTCTTGATCCTAAACTTGTTAGTTGGATGAATAAAAATACTTGGTTTAACCAAGATAGAATTATGACAATGGCGGCTCAAGAAATCCACAGACAACTTGTTGCGGATGAGGGATTTGATCCGACAAGTGATGATTATTATAAAGAAATTGATAGGCGTATGAGAGTGGAAATGCCTAATAAGTTTCAGGAGAAACGGAATATAGCCCAATCTGTAGCTCCTGCGTCTAACGGACGGTCTGTTAAATCTGGGCGGAAAAAAGCGGTAGAACTTACTCCTGGAGAGGTGGCTTTTGCTAATAAAATGAAAATACCGCTTGAGCGTTTTGCTTTAGAAAAAGCTAAAATTGAACAAAGGAGTGCATAATGTCTGATCGTACAAATAGGGATTCGCAAACCCGTGAAAAAAAAGCGAGAGTAACTGATTGGGTGCCGCCTTCTGCGTTAGAGGCTCCTGAAGCCCCTGTTGGATATAAACATCGATGGATACGCGAGTCCGTCATGGAATTTGATGACAGAAACAATATTCATAAAAAAAGACGCGAAGGATGGGAGCTTGTAAAAGCTGAAGATCACCCAGAATTTGACGCTCCTGTTTTAGATGAAGGTAAAAACGCTGGCGTGATTGGCGTAGGTGGTCTTGTTTTAGCAAGAATACCTGAAGAAATTGTGGAACAACGTAATTCTCATTATCGTAATGTTACTGCTAATCAAATGGATGCTGTTGATAGGGATTGGATGCGTGAATCAAATTCAGCTATGCCTAAACTACAGCCTCAGAGAAGCAGTTCAGTCAGTTTTGGATCTAATAATAAATCCAAAAGTTAATTTTTTGTTTTTAGGAGAACGAAATGTCAAATAAAGATGCGTCTTTTGGTTTAAAGCCATTACGCTCTGGTAGTGGCTCAGACTTCGTAGGAATGCAAAATAAATACCGTATCGCAAGTAGCGCTACTACTCCGATTTTCCAAGGTGACTTGGTGGCTGCTTTAACAGCAGGAACAATCGGTCGTATAGCCGCTGGTGGTAGTGGTTTTGTTTTAGGTGTATTCAACGGATGCCGTTACACAGACCCAACAACGAAAAAGGAAACTTTTTCAAATTCATATCCAGGTTCAATTGCAGCTTCTGATATCGAGTGTTTTGTTATCGATTCACCACATGCTGTTTTTGAAGTTCAAGCCGATGCAGCATTCCCTGTAGCCGACTTGTTTGGAAACTTCGACATTGTAGATCAAAGCCCAGTAGGAGATACTAATTCTGGTACTGCTCGTCTAGAGCTAGATGTCACAACTGGTGCAACAACTGCTACATTGCCATTGAAAGCAATCGATATTTCTCAAGATCCTGAGAATAGTGATGTTTCCTCTGCCAATACTAATGTTGTTGTTATGATCAACAATCACCTGTTCAGTGCTGGCACTGCTGGCTTGGCATAAGGAGACTGATTAATGGCTATTTCAAGAGCGCAACTCGTAAAAGAGTTGGAACCAGGTCTTAATGCCCTTTTTGGTATGGAGTATGATCGTTACGACAACGAACATGCGGAAATCTTCGACACTGAATCTTCAGACCGTGCGTTTGAAGAAGAGGTAATGCTCGTTGGTTTTGGAAATGCCCAAACAAAGGCAGAAGGTGCTGGAGTAAACTTCGACAATGCTTCTGAAGCTTACACTGCAAGGTATACGCATGAGACAGTAACTCTTGCATTTGCTTTGACAGAAGAGGCTATGGAAGATAATCTGTATGATCGTCTAGGCGCACGTTACACACGGGCTCTAGCGCGTTCAATGGCTCATACAAAGCAAGTTAAAGCTTCATCTGTTCTTAACAGTGCTTTTGACGCAAACTTTGCAGGCGGTGATGGTGTGGAGCTTTGTGCTACTAACCACCCACTAGCAGGCGGAGGAACTTTCCGTAATGAGCCTTCAGTTGCGGCAGACTTAAATGAGACTTCATTAGAAAATGCGTTGATTGATATTTCTACATTTGTTGATGAAAGAAATATGATTATCGCTCTTCGTGGTATGAAGCTTATTGTTCCGCCACAACTACAATTTGTAGCTGATCGTTTGCTTGAATCTACACTTCGTACTGGTTCAGCAGATAATGATATTAACGCTATCAAGAATATGGGTATGCTTCCAGAGGGTTATACAATTAACCACTTCTTGACAGACCCTGATGCGTTTTTCATCAAAACTGATACTCCAAATGGATTCAAACACTTTGAGCGTATTCCAATGTCAACAGGCATGGAAGCTGATTTTGATTCAGGTAATATGCGCTTTAAAGCTCGTGAGCGTTACAGCTTTGGATACTCAGATCCTCGTGCAGTGTTTGGTTCACCAGGCGCATAAGGATAAAAACTTTTCTTCTTTAAAGGGCGGCTTCACAGTCGCCTTTTTTTGTTGTATAGTCAGTAAACCCTTGACTGCAATTTTGCAGACATTAGCCAAGACAAGGAGATTTAAATGGCTACGACAACTTTTAACGGTCCAGTCCGTTCCGAAAACGGATTTCAAATGGTTTCAAAGAATGCCACAACAGGTACAATAACTGTTACTAGTGGTAAAAAAATGGCAAATGAAGCCGTAGGCGGTGCTGGTATTGAAGGAACCGCTGCAGTTTATGTCACTCAAGTTAATCGTCTTAAAAGTGATGTTACAACAAATGTTAATATCGTAAAGACCACTATTATGATTGACCTTACTGGTCTTAAAGATGGTGGTACTGCTGGTGATATTAT